GTTCGGGTAGATGTAGTAGTCGAGCCCGAGCCCTTGGAAGGGATCGTTCACGAGGTCTTCATCACCGATATATGCCACGAGTGGGGAGGTCGATTCGTCGCCAGTGTCGCGGAAGATCAGCGCCTGACTGATGAAGCGATTGTCGAACAGCAACGGAAACTTCACGTGGTTTCCCGAGCAAATGCCATTCGTGGCCGCTTTGCCCGTGATCTCTTCCGAGATCATGACCCGAACACCTTGCGAGATGTTGCTCAGGAACTGATTGCTGAAATTCGGGACGTAGCTCACGGGCAGCAGCAGCCCGCGCCACACACCTGTGACCCAACTAAGCTGTGCTGTCGCGAACAACTCGCGAGCGTATGGATAGAGTTGGCTCTGCACCGCTCACTTCCCGAACTTTGGAAACGACCACGTTGGTGCTCCTGAGAAGTTGGTCTTCGCCTGTCCTGCGTACTTCCCGATCGCCGCGCGAAAGCGCTGGAGATGGTACTGCGCACGAACAGGGTCGGAGTACGGCTTCGCAGGCTGCGAGAACAATCGACCGATCGCGCCATCATAGATGGCGTCATAGAAATGCGTCGAAGCGATGCGCGGCAGGTGAGTCACCGTCTGCTTCGGAGTCAGCGCGACGTAGAAGGTCAGCGCGTCGTTCTCCGTGATGTTCGACTGCGGCCACAACCGAATCTGATCCGGTCCTTCCATGTAGAAGTAGATCGGATTCGTCGCATCGGGTTCGGCACCGGCCGGACGCGCCGCGATCGGTCGCAGCGGTGTGCCGTTGTACGAAACGCCGAAGACGCGCACGACGTTGGCGTACGCATCATAGGGCGAGAGGTAGTAGCGCTTCTTGTTCGCCGTGAGCTTCTTCGGGCCGATGGTCACGCGCCACGCACTCGACTGCTCGAAGAACTCGCGGCAGGCGAGGATCAGCGCACGCTTGCGGACCTTCGGCAAGCAGCCGGGTGTCACAGCGAGCATGTCGCGAAGCCATGTGTCGAGCTTCACGTCACACTCGTGTCCCGAGCCCTCAACTGTGATGTTGTTCGTGCTCACAGCGACACCACCATCGTCTTGAATTGGTTCATCAGAGTCATCACGCGACCGTCGTTCGTGAACTCGTCGTCCACAAGCTCGGCACTCGATGCTACCCAATACACCAACGGTGTATAGAACATCATCGGGATGTTGAACTCTTCGGTGAGTGCGATCTGCCCGTCTTCGTCAGGATCGAATTCGTCGGGCTCGTCATCGGGATCGAGATCGAGGACGACAATCTCGGGGACGGTGATGTCGTCGGTCTCGAAGAACTCCCAAAAAGCATCAGGCCGCAAGCGCGCCAGCTCTTGCAGCCCACGATTCAGTTTTGCGAGAAGGACCGTGTTGCCGTATCGGAAGGGAGAGTCCGAATCCTGCAAGATGACACGGGCTTCATCGAGTACGTTCTGCCACGTCTTCGCCATGCTGCCCCCGTAGAAACCCCGCTGGCCGTGAAGCCAGCGGGGTCAAGGTCACAGGGGATTAGCCCCGCGCGACGACAGCGCGACCCATCGCGACGCCGTTCACCACCCGGAAGCCGTAGACCTGAAGGCCACGGAGCAGGTTGGAGAAGGAGCGCTCCGAACGGATCGTCTCCATCTTGGTGAACTGAGCCGCGAACGTCAGCGCCGCCTTCGTGCCGAAGAACACCGACGTGGTGTCCACGGCCGAGTCGAGAGTCGGCAGCAGGTTCGACAGATACAGCGTGAAGCGGTCGATCATGCCGAGACGACCATTGCGCAGGATCGAAGTACCGTCGCCCGCGAGGGAGGCGTCCTTCAGGTCCGACTTCTTGATCATCGCGGCCATCCACGCCGGGATCGCCATCCAGCGACCCGTCTCGGGGATGTTCTGCTCGTCGAGGACCTGACCGGCGTTGACGATGAAGTCCGTCACCGACATGTCGTTCGACGTGCTGTCGCCCGCTTCCGTGCCCGCACCCGCCTTGTTGATGTACAGCGGGGCCGCCGCCGTACCCATGCGCAGGTTCGCGGAGATCGCGCCCGCCGTGTTGCCACGGTTGGCAGCGGCGATGTCCGACGTGGTGCCGAGGTAGGCCAGCACATCGGTATCGACGGCGATCTTCATCTGCTCGGAGGCGTCCTCCGCCCACATCGACATGAGATCGAGATCGCTCTGAATCTCCATCACGTCGTCGAGGGCGAGGTTGAAATACTTCGCCTGATCGATCGAGAGATCGATCATGTTGCTCGACGGACGCTGGATCGCGAGGTCCTGATTGGACTCGTAATCCGCGATGGTGATCGTCGGGCGCGTACGGATGTGAACCGTGTCACCCTTGTTCTTGATCTCACCCTCGTAGTCGGTGTTCGCGATGGCCGCGAGGATCGTCGCTGCGTAGAACTTCTCCAGCAGCTTGCCCGACCAGATTTCGGGAATGAAGATTCCCGCATAAGCCGGGTTCGGGTTGGAACCCGACCACGGCGCACCGGAAATTGGGAAAGACATAGCTTGCTACTCCAGATTGAGAGAACGGTTAGCGAATGCGCCCTTCGCGCTGAGCTGCGAAGATGTCGGCTTCGATCTGCTTCCGCTGCTCGGCAGTGCCCTTGAAGCGGCCTGCCTGACAGTCGGCGTAGAACTGACCGATTTCGGCGCGGGACCAAACCCGCTTACCGGACCCATCTTGAGTGCTGGCCGCCCCGGTCTTTGGTGTGCCGGGGGCCACGAACTGTTCGAGCTTCCGCTGTGGTGCCGCAGGTGGCGCGGCAGCGGCGGGAGCAGGAGCAGCAGGCGGAGTAACAGCCGCGTGTTCCTTCAGGTAGCCCGTGAAAAACGCCACGACGCGGGAACCATCGTGGGCCTTGTACGCCTGCTTCAGCATCGCTCCACGCTGGTGTCCCGAAAACGGATCGACTTGATCGAGCCATTCGAGGAAGCCAGCGTCCTCGTTCAGCTCCTGCCAGTTCGGCACGGCTGAAGCGAGCAACGCGAGAACTGACTGCTGATCGCTCTGCGCCACACGTGCGCCGATCTGCTGCGCGGCTTGCGCCACTTGGCCGACCTGCTGTGCGACGGGAGCCACGCGCCGATCGATCTCCGGCAGAAGCGTGGCGTGCTCTTCGCGCACCACACGACGCATGACATCGATCAGGTCGGGGCCAAATTCGCGAACCTCTTCGTCTTTAACGAGCTTCGTCGGCGCGGGCGGCGTGGCCTGCGACGGCTGTGCGGGGGCAGTCTCCCGCTGCGCGCTAAGCGAGGCGAGAAGATTCTGCGTGGCCGTCAACTGCTGTTGAAGGTTGCGAATGTTCTCGACCGACTCACGAACCTGTGTCTGCAAGCGCGGCACTTCTGCGTTGTACTTGCCTTGCAGAACCTTGTACTTCTGCTCCCATCCATCGGCGGGCGGGGCGGCGGCTGCCGTAGCAGCAGGCGGCGCAGCGGCCGGGGGAGCGGCGGGATCAGCGGCGGGCGGAGTCGCAGGCGGCTCTGCCGATGCAGCGGGCGCGGCAGGTGGGGCGTTCGGATCGGCCGCAGGCGGAGCGTTGGGGTCCGGCTGGTTGAGTGACTTGTAATACTCGGTGGCGATCTGATTCGACCGTTCGACCTGTGCGCGGACTGCTTTCGGGAGAGCGCTCATGCGTGTTCTCACTTACCCTGTTGCTGTGGTTGATTCTTGAACTTCTCGAAGTCCTTGGGAGCTGAGTTGAAGGCTTCGCGCCACCACTTCAGTGCCTTCACGGCACCGGACGCGCGGAGCTGAATCGCTCCTTCGCCGTCCACGCAGCGCTGAGTCTCTTCCTTCTCGTGTTCCTCAAGACCCTCCAAGACAGTTGCGAAGTCGCGGTTCCCCCGGAGGTTCACCAACGCTTCGGCGATTTTCGGTGTGACCTTCACAGCTTCCCGAGGCCGCTGTTCCAGCGGTCCATCTTTTCACGGTAGTCATCGAACGTGTCGGACTCCGTGTGCGGGATTCCCGCTTTGCTGTAGTCACCTTGCTCGCGGCGTTCCGCTGGCGCGTCGCCGAACGACACGTCGTACACGCCGCCGAGGCCGGACAGGTTCTTCTCCGTCACCAGCTTCTTCGGCTTCGACATGTCAGTTCGCTCCGCCAGCCTTGTACGCGCCACCCTTGCCACCGCCCGTACCCTTGGTGCGGTCGATCGGAAGGTCCGTGTTCCCCTTGGTCGGGCCGAGGAACTTGCCCGAGGGCGAACCCGAGTGGGATTCACCACTGCCACCGCCCGAGCCTTCGCTCAGGTTGCAGTGGAGATCGCGGTTGCCCTTCGTTTCTCCCAAGAACTTGCCGTTGATACCCATCTGTCTCTCCTACACGTGTGGTGTAGCTTTGGAAAGCGTATAGCAAAAACTGAGGCTAAGCTACAAGCCCAAGTCTTCCATCTGCTTCTTCCGCGCGTTTTTCAGCGCGTCCCCCGCCTTCGCGGCCATGCCCGAACCGAGGTCGGCGGGCTTCGGCGGCGGAGGCTGCTTCGGCTTCTTGTCAGTCGTGTGGTCTTTTACGACCTTGCCGCCATCGGCGTACTTGTGCGTGCGACGCATGTTCTGTCTCCTATCGGCCGCGCTCACGCCGGAAGGCGCTTCGAGCTTGGCGCGCGGCCTGAATCAGCTCGGGCTGCATGCGCCCACGGACGTACTTTTCACACTCCTGTTCCACAACAGCGAGCGCTTCCCGGTCGGCGGTGCGCAGAGCGCGCGGCCCCCTTTTCTGGAATCGTGCTGTGTGGTTCCTATCCACCCGCGCGCATCCCCGGCCGACCCGTCGCGTTGTTCGAGGTCTGCCCCTCGACCTGCTCGCGAGCAGCTTCGGGCGCGGCGCGCTCGTTCGACGGCTTCTCTTGGTTGCCGTTGGGACCCTGCCCCGTACCCTGCTGCATGGCCTGCTGTTGCATGGCCTGCTGCTGAGCACGCAGCGTCTCGTCGTCCGGCACCACGCGCTCGTGATCGAGACCGAGATTGTTGGCGACGCTGCGAATGACGTTCGCGCGACCTTCCATGCCGACGATTTGCATGTCGATCGGGTTGCCGGTGAGCTGCAAGAATTCGAGCTGGCGCATCCGATCCTGCTCGCGCTTCACCGCGTAGTTCACACCCTTCACGACGATCTGCTCGTCGCCACGGAACATTCCGGGCATCGTCAGCATGATCATGTCGTAGAGCGCTTCGAGCATCGGACGCATGATGTCGCGATCGATGGAAGCAGCGACGTTCTGGAGTGTCTTCGCCGCGTTGCCCATGAGCATCGCGAGCCCCGACGCCGTGCGACCGGCACCGCCGACTTTCTCGTTGCCCGTCATGTAACGAGGGATCGCAGAAACATCGTCAGCCATCGACGAGAACTTTTCGTAGACGGCCATCAGCTCTTGCGTGTTCGAGTTGGGCTGGAAGAAATCGATCGGCTTTGACGTACCCGTGATCATCGGATCGAAGCTCACATGCCATCGCTTCCACGGATACAGATTGTCGTCTTCGCCCGGTTGCAACACCTGATCGTTGATCACAACCTGCGGGCCGCTCGCGATCGAGAGGTTGTTCACGAGGCTGCGAATCGAGGCATTTCCGACAGCTTGGATGTCTTCGAGCAGGTCGTGCAGACCGTAGCCTGCCATCGTGCCGGGAATCTTCTCGAAGTTGCTGATGTAGTACGGAGCGCGCTGACGCGGCGAGGGATTGATCTGCGCCTTGATGACGAAGCGGTCGATGAGCCACGCCTGCACGCGATACTCTTGCAGCGGGTCCGGCACATCCTGCTCGGTCATGCCCCAATCACGCAACGTGCGTCCACTCACGCTGCCGTGATATTCGGCGGTGTCGATCAATCCGCTCGACGTACGCGCCCACTCTTCGCGGTTTTCGAGCCGTGCGCGCTCGGCGTCGGTGACATCCCACCACTCGCGGAAACCTGTGTCGTGGTAGCGCGCGAGCACTTCATCGATCGCCTGATCGTTGTAGCCCGGCAAGCCGCGCACCGCGAGCAGGTCCGAGCGCGTGAGGCGAATGCGCTCGACGAACTCGGCCTGATGCACATTCGCTGCGCCCGGCGACCAGTAGAGGTCGAAGGGCGACACGCGATACCAGAACATCTTCGGAATCTGTTCGAGCGACGCCTGACCGTTGACCCACTTCAACTGCGGCTCGCGGCGAACGACCGGGCCTTTGATGCACGCGAAGGGGAAGATGGGGAGGTCGATCAGGAACTCGGCGAAGGCGTCGTAGAAGCCGCCCTCGGTGAGCATGTCGTCCACCTGCTGCCCGGCGCGATCGGCTTCGTCTTCAGCCTGCTTCTTCGAGGCTTTCTCGGCTGCCTTGCGCAGCATCTGCACGCGGTCGGCAATCATCTGCTGATCGATCGGCTGCCCCGCCGCCTGAAGCGACGAGACCTCGACGTTCACCAGCTCGTCAATCGCTTGGTAAATGTTGTCCGGTACGGTCGGCACAGGAGTGGGATCGAGGTCCCAC